TTTCCAATCTTATTAAGGCTTTCATATTTTCTCTTATAATAGCTGTGCCTCTCATCGATATATAAAGTTAACTCTTCTGTGCCTGAATCATGGTCGAAAAGAAAGCCGTTTTTCAGATTACTAACAACAAGAACCTTAACTTCTCTCCCCATGATCTTCTTTGTCTTGGTCTTCGGGGTTCCGGAACTGCTACCGGTACCGGAGCTTGACCCGGAGGTTGAACTGCCGGCGGAGGAGGACTTGTCGTCAATCTCTATTTCTAGTAACGACTCAATATGATCCTTGTCCAATTTCCTAAGGTGTTTAGTCAGCGCTTGCTCTATCTTTTTAGTTTGCGCGTTTGTGCGAGCTTTAGATTGTTTTTTATTTTTATCCCTAGCCTTCTCGAAGATCGGTCTGAGCTTATTTCGGATCCATGCGATGACTTGCTCCTCCATCTGGATTGAACTTTTGACCGGATCGACTCCAAAGTATTGTCTCAGATCTTGCCTGAAGCTTAATTCCAGAACTAACCCCCTAAGCTCACTCTTCGAAAACATTTTCCACTTTTTAGATATTTTCCCATATGCAATCTGATCCAAAGTACGATTCTGTATCAAGCGTTCGTTCATATAGAAAGCCACCCTGGCCTCGTCATAATTTGGGTCCCAAGAAGCCCTGACCTTTATCCCTTTATCAAGAAGTTTATATTTCTCGTCTTCGAGCCGTTCAACGCCTTCTTTGTCCCATCTTAGTGGCTCTTTTTTGTCTATTAAGAATCCTCCGGAGCCTCCGACACGAATATGAACACCCTTAAGCTTATTATAGCATTGTTCAATTTTCCCATGATGGAGCTTTTTCTTGAAAGCACTAGGGGAATTTAAGCTCCATCCCTCACTGGGTTTGAAGTTCTCCAAGAAGGTGAGAGTGAAGTGGGAATTTTTAAAGTTTTCCTGAGTAATCACAGGTACCTTGAGATGCGCAGGGCTGTTTTTCCCTGCATGGTATTCATTATACCATTCAATAACATGGTTAACCTTGGGATCTTCGAAGTTTAAAAGTTCTACGCGTCCTCTTTGAATATCGCCGTCAACATAATAAATATGCATTAACCTGTCCAGACCATGAGGCTTTGAATAATATTGGATACCATCTTTGACAAACCTCCAAACGTTATTTCCATGCCCAAAGCAACCAATATCTTCATTTGTGTGGCGGGTTTCGGCGTCGACTACGCTTGTACCGGCATAAGACAAAGCTTTTTTTGCATACTCTTCGCTTAGGAAGCCATCGCCAGAATCGAATATTCCCAAATTAACGATCTTCCCTGCCTTGTTGGAGCAGTTGCCTTTTTTATTAAACAGGCATAGCGTAATTGGAATCAATTCACCATTTTCAAAATCTTTTGTGGCTTCGATACAATTATCAATCTGGTCTAGCAGCATATCTTCGAATGTTGTTTTAGAACTTTCGAGAACATGCTTAAAGCCCGGGATGTGAATTGGGGTTGTTTTTTCTTCTTCGAACATGTGCATATCTATTTTTCCTTGTCAGGGTAAAGATGCTTAATTGCATCGATGTTCCCATTATAACAAAGTATTTGAAAAATTTAAAGGGCCAAATTGTATAACTTGGCCTTTTTTTTGAAAAAAAGCTCAGGCAAAACTTTAATTGTTTACTTGTTCTCTACAAATTCTTTAATGAGTTTTGCCTCATTAAAAACTTCATCCAAGGTAGGATAATCCGGCCTCTCAACAGCGGGAACGTTTTTTCCCTCTGATAGATAGACTTGACTTAGCCTATAGTCTTCTAGTTTCTCGATGTGCTTTTGCTCTGCGCGTTGCTGAGCAGTATGAAAAATTTCGAACCGAAGTTCATATGGGTTTTTACTTTTATTATTATTCATAATAATTCTCCTTTGTGTTTTCTTGTGTTAATGCTCTGCCTGAGCTTTGTGGACACGGTAGGGCTCGAACCTACTTCTTCTCCCTTTTTTATGAAAGTGCTTTGCCAGTTAAGCTACATGTCCAAACAGGGGTCCGAAGACCCCCTCCCCCTAGGTTTCCTCCTCGACATCTGGATCGTAAAATTCTTTAGCGTTCCCCTCCCGCTTTTCGAATCTCATGATAACTTCCTCATCCATTACGTCAAGAACAGCTTGTTTAAACTCCGGATCTTGAAGCTTCTCAACCCATTGTTTGCCCTGAAACTTGATTTCTTTACCCTTTGAATTCAAAGTATACCATGCCCCTGCGGTTGTTAAGGCGTCAGAGCCTTTTATCGCATCAAGCCAGCTTTCTTCATCTTGGATTCCAATTTTATCTCCAGCCCACAAGATTTTATAGTTACATCTTCGCCCAGCCGTTCCAAAGCGTGATTTCTCAAGCTTTGCTTTAACCTCTGAACCAATTCTGTAACCTTTATCATCTTCAACAAAAGAAGCTTTCGCTTTGCGGCCCGTAAGCCAGATCCGCAAAGAATATGCGTAAATCATAGCTTTTCCACCGGGCGTGAACCATGGAGTTGTCATTGCCTCTGATATGTTCATTGTAATATTTGTCTTTAGCTGGTTTAGAACCAAAAACGTACATTGAGCATTTGCCAAAGGAACTGTGAGTTTCGCCATTCCTTTTGAAAGGATACGAGGCTTCACAGCCATTGAAGATTGTGGGTTGAAATCTCCTTCCAAGTCTTTTTTACTTGGAGTGAGTGCTAAACTATCCCAAATGAAGAGAAGTTTATTTCCAGAGCCCAACAGTTCTTCAATATATTCCAAGACTTCTTCCACAGAAGTTGCCTGAACGTATAAGAACCTATCCAGATCAACTCCTATTCTTTGTAGGAATTTAGGATCAGTTGCTGATTCGGAATCAAAGTAAACCACATCAATACCCATTTTTTGAGCATTAGCGGCTATTTGGGCCGCCATATATGATTTACCCGTAGATTCCAAACCCGCAATTTCAGTTACCTTTCCTACCGGAATCCCACCAAGCTTTCCCCTACAAATAATAGAGTCAAGCCAGCGAGAACCTGTGGGAATCCACTCTTTTACCTCGGTTGGGTTTTCTTTGGTAAGATCGTGGGCAACTGGAATTCCTGCTTTTTTATTCAGCAATTTTCTCATTTCATCCATATTGAGTTTGCCGGGTTTTGTTTTTTTGGTAGCCATGTCTATTCGCTCAGCAATTCATTAAAAGCTTTCGACACCTTATCTCCCCCTGTCTCAGCTACAAATTTAGTAATCTCTTCTTTGTCTTCTCCAGCGGACATATATTGATCCAAAAGCTTCTGGACGTCTTCAGTCGTTTTTCTTTCGAAAAGCCCGTCAAAGTCTGGGATCTCTTCCAAAAGACCGCTACAGTCGTTATCTTCGTCTTTACACGCAGGAGAAGCTTTTCTCTTGGGCGTTAAAGAAGTTGACGGAAACATAGCTCCCGGAGCCTTTCCATATTGCAGAACAAGATCAGTGCCCGTGTCAGTGTCAGTAATATCCCCATAATCCGGATTCAGAACCAATTGAAGCAATTGTTCGTATACGGTCTTGGAATACCCCCAAATGCGAACGCCTTGGGACTCTTCCCCACGAACTAGAACAGGGCTGAAAAAGCGCTGTTTTGGAAAAAGCTCTTTTGCCATCTTAATTGAATCCGGTGTCCCTTCTCTATAGAGCTGGGTTGCGAAATCCAATGCTGGAGAATCCTCGTTAAAATTACGCTTTGGACAAAGAACCGGTGTCTTGTCTAGGTTATAATAAAACCAAAAGCTTTTAAAAGGGTCTCCATCCGCGGTTGGAAGAATCCTAATTGTTTGTTCTCCGTCTTGTGGTTTCCAAAACAAATTGTCTTTTCTTCCGCCACCTTTGCTTTTGAGAGCGTTATATTTCTCTCTCATTTTCTTCATATCAATAGCCATCTTTTACTCCATTACTTTGTGTTAGTGTTGCCAGATCAATTCTGGCCTCTTTAAGCTCACCTATGATTGTATTAAAATTAAACACACGATAAAATCTTTCTTCTACATCCCATACCAATTCCATTCCTTCAGGCAATTTTGCCTTTTTTCCTCCTTTTGCCTCCGGTAAAAGTTCCTCCGGAAGATCTTGAACTTTCGCGAACAACATCTTCCTAGTATCTCCATCCTTTTTAACAAATTCCCCACTATAAACTTTCAACATATCAGCTCCTTTCCGATTGTGATAAACATATCATACCACATATAAAATCGTTTGTCAAGGAAAAAATCACTCCTGAACAAAAAAAGTTTTATAAACAGCAAATCCCAATACGTGCTCGTATTCCGAAGGGTATACTGAATATGAAACATCTCCAACATCTTCTTTACTGTTCATTTTCTCTTTCAAATC